CTTGAAGAGACTATAGAGGCCACGCAAGTGGCCAAAAGTGTTTCTAGGGCTAAAGAAGATCAGTTAGAAAAATATCAAAACGCTACATCTCTATCTGATAAAGATCTAAAAAATCTACTGAAACTAGTAGGTTTTGAAGGTCAAAATCTCAAGGAGGCATGGGCTATTGCTAAAAAAGAAAGTAATGGTCGACCTTTTGCATTTAATGGCAACCATGAAACTGGAGACAGTTCTTATGGTATTTTTCAAATAAATATGCTTGGAATGCTTGGTCCTGATCGTCGTACTAAGTATGACTTAGATCATAATGTTGACTTGTTTAATCCCGTCCTAAATGCTCAAATTGCATTTCATATGTCTAATGGCGGGGAAAACTGGAGTGCCTGGAAAGGTATAACCCCCAGAACAAGGGAATTAATGGCAAAATTTCCACATTAATTAAATAGGGCTTGATAATAAAATATTTTTATATCAGGCCCTATTTTTTTTACCATTTATTAATTGGGCATGAAGATTTTTCTAAACTAACTTTCGCATACATTAAACATCCACATTTTTTACATTGTTTTGTAAGTTGAATTAATTCTGGACAACCAAGACATATTTGATATCTTTTATTTGCATTTTCTATAGTTGTTTTTTCTACGCTTGGATTTAATAAATGCCAAGGTCTTGTTTCACCAAGATTTTCTATATATCTTTTTAATGGTGACTTTTTTTCTTCCATTTTATTTTTTCAATCTATAAATTAGAATGTACAGTTACCACATGTAGTAGAGGTACAGTACAGTGAAGGTGGACAGTCATATCCTGCCCCACCGCCTGCTTGGCTTCCGCATTCTAGTGTACAAGTACTTGTAAATGTTGGTGGGAAGAAAGGACTCTGGAAGGTTGGTGGGAAGAATGGTGTAACACTAAACGTTGGTGGGAAGAATGGTGACTGGAATGTTGGTGGGAAGAATGGTGTAACACTAAACGTTGGTGGGAAGAATGGTGACTGGAATGTTGGTGGGAAGAATGGCGCCTGGAATGTTGGTGGGAAGAATGGCGCCTGGAATGTTGGTGGGAAGAATGGATTAACCGTACATGTAGGAGTTCCTGATGCTTGTGTAGGACCACAGACCCATCCAATTGGAGGATATCCGTTTGCGTTTTCTTGAGCAGCATATGCATCAGCACAGGACGATGTTGTTGAGAAAGGACCGTATGGATTGTTATTGAAATCACAGTATCCGTAGTAACTTGTTGTAGTCTGTTGGAACGTTGGTGGGAAGAAAGGACTCTGGAAGGTTGGTGGGAAGAATGGTGACTGGAAAGTTGGTGGGAAGAACGGTGTAAATGTAGGTGGGAAGAACGGAGGAGTGGTGCAAGATGTTATCGGAGTTGTTGTAACAGAGCCAGTCAATGATGCACTTATTGTGAAACAGAAAGTCTCAGCAGCATTAGTTGCCTCTGTTGAGTTTGCAGCAGTAACAGATCCAACAGTATTATCATCGCAGCAGAAGTAGTATGTTGTTGTTCCTGAACTAAAGAATGGTGGGAAGAATGGAGGGAAGAATGGTGGGAAGAATGGTGGGAAGAATGGAGGTATAGTACATGATGTTATTATTGCAGTCGTAACAGATCCAGTTAATGATGCACTTATACCAAAGCAGAATGTTTCTGCAGCATTAGTTGCATCTGTGCTATTTGAAGCAGTAACTGTTCCAACGGTATTATCGTCGCAGCAGAAGTAATAGGTTGTTGTTCCTGAAACAAATGATGGTGGGAAGAATGGTGGGAAGAATGGTGGGAAGAATGGAGGAATGTTGCATTCTGGAGTTCCACTTTGTGCTGTTGGTCCGCAAACCCATCCAATTGGTGGGTATCCATTTGCGTTTTCCTGAATAGTATATGCTTCAGCACAGGACGATGTTGTTGAGAAAGGACCAACAGGGTTATTGGCTAAATCACAGTATCCATAGTAATTATATACTGGTGGTGGGAAGAATGGTGGGAAGAATGGAGTAAATGTAGGTGGGAAGAAAGGACTCTGGAACGTTGGCGGGAAGAATGGTGGGAAGAACGGTGTAAATGATGGTGGGAAGAAAGGACTCTGGAACGTTGGAGGGAAGAATGGTGTAACACTAAATGTTGGTGGGAAGAATGGAGGGGCAACATAAGTATAATAAACAAAGGTTACATCAGTATCATAGTCAACTAATGTGTCTGCTACTGGAACTTGAGAAGCAACCTTATTATCAAGTTGTGAATCTGAAGTAACTATAGAAGAGTCACCAGCATGCTTAAGCCCTGAGTTTGTTATTGTTGTAATTGCTACGTTCTTTAAAAGACCTACAAGTTGTGGGACCTTTACCATTCCCTTTGCTAAAAACGGCCATAATGAACTTAGCATTACGGACCTACGCCATCAAATCGCCAATAAGGACCCAGGTATTCGTATCAGTTTTGATAAGAGTTGCGCCAGAATACCTTGCAGCAATTTTCTTGTTTGAATTTTTGCTATTAATTGTTACGCCAACTGTGGCAGCAAAAGTTACGTTGCCAGTATTTAATCTTATTACATCAAGTCTCTGCCCAATAGCGAACGGTACAGAAGAATTCAGTGGAACTGTAATTGTTCTATCAGTAGCAGAATCAATTAATAATGTTTGTCCTGCATCTGCAAGACCTAAAGTATAGTCATTAGTTTTTGTAGCAAGATAGGCAGTATCCAACATACCAACCCAAGAAGTTCCATTATAGATTTGAACTTGGTTAATATCTGTTCCGCCATCTGTTTGCTCAATAAAACAAACAGTTCCCTTAACAGGTGATGCAATTACAGCATTTCTTGAACTAGGGTTTTGAAATCTATTTACTCCAGCCTTGGCACGAATAACATCATTTACAGTTACTACTGCGCCAAAGTTATGTACTTGAGTCCAAGTGTAAGGAACATTTGTATTGGCAACGCCAGCGATTGCATACCAAGTTTCGGATGCAGCATCATACATATATGCAACTTTGCTATCTGAACTAATATGTGCCATTAAAATTTCACCGCCCTTAGATCAGACTCTGTTAGTCCTAATGCAACAAGTTTAGCAATTGCAATTTCTTTTGCTACAGTAGCATCTTTTTCTGATTGAATTAATACAGATGCTTCTTGGGTTACTTTCTTATATGATTCAAATTCTTCATTTGTCATATTACGCTCAATGCCATTTTCAACAATCTTAGTTGTTATATTAGGTGACTTAGCCATTATTCGTAACTCCAAACTTGATATGTTCCATTGTCAAACTGACCTAATGGGGAAAGTGTTATTTGTATAGAAGATATTGGAGTAGTGTCTCTAAAATATCCGAAGTATTGACCAGAAGAATTATCTGCAATTGTAGATACTGGCTTAAGAATTGAAGATGTGTTTGCAAGATCAACATATATTGTTATATCATGAGTTGAAGAATCATTAAATGCTGGAGAGTGCAATGCGCTTGCTGTCAAAAGTCCGCCAGTATTTATATAGTTAGGTCCAGTGTTATTATTAAAGTTTATAGAAAGCATTGCACTATCTGTAGCATCATCATGACTCCAGTCATGCAAAACCACAAATAATTTTTCTCCATTTAATCCAGATACGCTAATGCTTGATCCAGATAATGTTCCAGATGATTTTTGTACCCATGATTTTTGTTGATTATCTTGCCATGAAGGTAGACCAGACGACACTGTTAGTAGTTGTCCCTCTAGCCCAATAGGCAATCTAGCAATTAAATCATTTCCAGTTCCATAAATAATGTCTCCAGAGGCATCTACGACGCTTTGAATATTATCAACAATGTCCCAAGTATCTGTAGCATCATTATAAATATATGCCCTTCTTGGAGATGCATCCTTATCTACCCAAACCATTCCATCAACTAGATTTTCTGTAGGTGCATCATTTTGGTATAAGGCTGTTGCATATGTTGTTATTATTGATCCGCCAGTTGAAGTTGAATCCATAGCGATAAAGCCATCAGTTGGAGATGCTAAATTTTCTATCTCTGTACTGGTTAAATAATCTGATCCAATTCCTCTTTCATCTACGGTTGTTAGATCTTGTCTAATACTTTTTAAATGTTGTGCTATACCGCCACTTACTTGTGCAAGAGTTGCTGGTGGGGTTCCTTCTGCTCCGTATAGAAATAACTTTAGGGCAGCCTGTATATCTGCGGTATCGTCATAACCTGGTTGCTTAGTGGTATAAATTCCACCAATATCTTCTGCTGCCATCCTAAATCACCCCTTAGATTATACCACTGAAATGTGAAGGTTGGCCGTCCTGGATCCAGATATATCTGACCAGTTGGTTCCATCAAATTCCTTGGCATAAAATGTTATTTTTAATCTTTCTGGATCTACTAAGTTTGCTTCTATCTTTTCTGTTTTAATTGAACTAACTATTGGGTATCCTGCTGATGTTGCAAATGTAACCTGTACACTAAAGTTAGAGGCATCTGTTGATCCTATATATGATGGATCTACAATATCTGAAATTGGAATATAACAATAGTTTTGAGTTGTAAAGTCTATACTTTTATTTGTTACATATGTATTAGGAATTAATTTAGTTAATGTTTGCCATTGTAATGTTCCAAGTACATCTACGTACTGATATAACATTAAATATTCATCATCTGTTGTAAGTAAATTTACATAAAGATCAAAAATATTAGGATCTTGTCCTATATCAACTACATTTGGTTTTCCATTACCTACAAATATTAAACTGCCACGATCTCCTTGCGGACCGAAATCTACTTCAACATTTATTGTATCTGGTCCACCTAAAACAACTAAGTCTTCGGTACTTAAAACTACCTCTGCCATCTTTATCCTATGTTATCAGGAACTACTACCTGACCCGTTACTGTTATGTTTCCAGTCATTAGTGTTATAACTGTTTTGTAGTCTGCACCGCCAGCGTGTCTACTTATTTGTACATCATATACATATGTTTTTGTTGGATCTAAATACTGTGCATCATCTGGTCTTATTGCACATGTAACATATGTTCTATCGTCAGAAATTTTTGCATAACATTCATGATATCCAGCAGGGTTTGGTGTTGTTGGACCACCTGAAGCACGTTCTTCTGCAAAAGCAAAAACAGCACTATCAAAATCTACAGTTGCTGGATTGTTATCATCATCGTATACGAATGGAGATAAAGAATACGCATCTCCATTTGCTGTTTTTGGATATACACGAAACTCATAAGTGTCACCTATGTAGTAGTTTATATTATAAGTTCCTGGAAATGCCATGATCCCTCCGTGTTAATTATATCACAGATACATATATAGAATTCATTATTACTGAGGAGTCATAATCGGTTCTGATTTGAGGTACTGCCCCAGAACTCCACATGGAGTTATTTTCTATAAAGAAATGTTGTGTTACGTACATATTGTAGACATATTGGTATTTTAACGATGCTACAAACTGTGAAATTTCGGTGGTAGATTTAGGGAAAAATGTTCTCATCCAAACCTCTGTATTATTAGAGTTAGTAGTTAACTCAAAGTTATAAGTGACAATTACTTGCGATCCTATTTTTAAGCCATGCAGATTAAGCATTCTTTGTTCTGCATTCCATAGGCTTGTGCATCCTTCTGGTAGATATTTCTCGTTTGTATTACTACCTTTTGAGTCTACCCAGACATTTACCCAGCCATCCTCTCCACGATCAATACCAAGACTTACTGGTTTTCTGTTATCGTTAAAATATGCTGCCCATCCTGCTTGTTGTCCAGACGAAGATAAGGAACTTAGACCGTCTTTACCAGGTGTGCCTCTTTCGCCTTTGGGGCCTGGTGTGCCGTCTTTTCCAGCAGGTCCTTGAGGTCCAGGTAGGCCTTGTGGTCCTTGAGGCCCCTGTGGCCCAGGAACGGGTACATAGTTGATTAAGACATCTGCATTTGTTGTTTGTGTTTGAACTACTTGTGCAGCATAACTAGATTTTTTGCTGCTATTTGGAAAGTCCATGGATTTAGAAACTGGCATGGAGTTATTATCCCATATTATTCACAAATATAAGAAAAAGACATATGGAATCTATCAGTAGTTTCTAAAACAAATGGGGAGTTATGGTCAAATGGTTGATCTTGTGCAGAACTACCAATGTTCCAAACTGTCATTGTTGAACTTGCTGGAGACAAATGTCCCTTAAGACTGTAATGATCAATACCCTGGTTTGTTATATTATGAATTGATCCGCCATAGACATCTGTATGATATTTAGATGGTAATGGTATAGTAAGAGAATATTGCCCAGTTCCAAAATTAGTAACTGTTGAAAATAAAACATCTATTTGAACTTGAACAAGATTTCCAATCTTAATATATGATCCAGTTGCTGGGGTTCCTGTATATGTTAAATCTGTACCGCTCCAAACTGGATTATAAGAATTAATTGTTGTTGTTCCAGTGTCTAAGTTTGCATCTTGACCGTCTGCACCGTCTTGACCTGGTTCTGCAATTGTTGTCCAATATGAAGTTCCTGGAGGATATCCTGGATTTGGTTCTCCGACTCTGTAATAAGTTCCTCCAGCGTATGTAACTACATCGCCAATATTATAATCTGCTCCATTATTATATTCACCAACAAAATTCCATAATGCGTCTGCACCATTAGCGCCTGCAGGACCTGGTTCTCCTTGTGGTCCTTGTGGTCCTGGATCTCCTTGTGGACCAGTTCCTCCAGAACCTCCACCAATACCAGGGTGTGTAAACCGTGCCATTAGTTTTGGCTCTCCAGCCCAGTCTGCATTACTGCCAAGTTCATTGTTGTTGAGCCAATTGCATACAATGCATCGGCACTTGGAAGTTCAAAAGATATTGAGTGGTTTGGCATAATTCTAAAACCATAATCTGTTGAAGAAACTGTGTCATTTCCACCAATATAGATATATCCAGTGTCATTAATATTTTGAAGCGTTATGTCCATACCACCATGCTTGCCATTTGGAGTAAGTCTTACTGGTGTCGAGTTTGTTAGTGCTACGATTGAGTGTTGTGCCATTGTTTTCTCCTTTTACCAGATAGAACTTTCCCAAGGAATTCTTTTCCAAATGTGAACATTTCCATCTTCGTAATCTTCTATGCAAAAATAAAGATGATCTGACGAATAAGCAATATATCCAGCCTTATCTCCAACCTTGCCTAATGATGATGAAGGCATATCTGTTAAAACAAAATATGTATCTCCTGCTGGACCTTGTGGACCCGTTAATCCAGGATCTCCTTTGTCGCCCTTTGCACCTGGCATAGGGACAATCTTAATAACTGCCATTATAAAGTACCTCCTGGTGTTACGTCACCTATAACATAAATTGTTCCAACAACTGGTGTCCAAATAATATCTTCAATTTCTTCTGGAATAATTACCTGTACATCGAAAGGTAGTTCTGAGACGGTAGCCTTATAACCACTTCCCCAGTTTTTAGTAACTGAAGCATAAGCAGTAATGTCTACAAATCCTTCGCCTGGTTCGCAATCTAAAGCATCTAATACATTGCCAGATTGATCATACGCTGTACAACGATAAATCCATCCTTCTGTATTATAAGATGAAACCTCATCATCTTCTTTAAACTCTACTCTTAATGTTGCTGTATCTCCACGAATAACTCTCCATTGAATGGTTACTGGATCAGCACCAAAAATTTCGGGAGCACAGAGATTAGCCATAATACAAGATTATACCATGAAATATGGACTTACCCCAGGATCGGTGGGTATGAGAGACAGATCAAGGGGTAAGCAATTAAAGTATATCATAGTGGTACAAAACGGACATAATCAGTATATAATACACTTATGATTCCAAAAATAATTTGGCAAACTCACAACTATGAATATGAGAATATTCCAGAACATTTAAAAAAGTGCATGCTAAGTTGGAAAATGGCAAACCCAGACTGGGATCACAGGTATGTGGATCATAATGAAAGGGAAACCTTCATAAAAGAAAAATACCCAGAACTACAAGAGATATATAGAAGAAAAAAGAATATGTTTCAGGCTGACATATGGAGAATTGCAGTAGTTCATGAGTTTGGCGGGGTATACGTAGATATGGACTCTTGGTGTAAAAAACCATTAAGTTATATGATGCAAGATGAAAACTATAACTTTCTTATTACTGAGCCATACGATAACAACCCTGGCGATAGTCTTCACATAAATAATGCAATGTTTGCGGCACCGAGAAGGTCTGAGTCTTTAAAAAATATGATAGATGAAATTGTAAGTCAATATAAAAATTTTGATTTACAACGCAAGCATATTTCTGAACAAATACATATGAATAGTATCGACATACATACCATATTTGTTAACG